AAATGAGCGAAGCCGCGTTTTAACATTCTGACCTATGGCTTTACTTGCGCGTAAATAATTAGCTCTGCCTCGACCAAACATCCAATCGTTATTTATATCAATCCGTGATACTCTCATCAGTTAGGCACTCCCGTAGTTCCGCCGCTATCACCTGGGTGCGTATGGGTTTTGAGACTAACGCCATCGGCTATCACGTCACCGGCTACTATTTCAAGTGTCACGCCATTAACAACTACCGTATCACCTGCGCCAGCGTTGACCGTGAGGCTGCCGTTTATTGTCATATTACCGTTATGTATATAGTCTCCAGTTTGCGTCTTGTCTCCGGTCTGGTCGTAGTTTCCTGTTTGCGTGCGCTTACCTGTGTGGAGATAATCCCCTACTTGCTCCCAATTTCCCTCTTGGTATCCATCGCCTATTTGTGTGATAACTTGGGGAATCGTTAGGGCTGCGCTTAGGGGATTAACTCCAACAATAGCTAGTCCGTCAGAATAGTCGTGCATTCTAAACTCTGATGGGGCTTGGTTATCATTTCCACCATACCACCGGTCAAAGCATCGTTCTGTAAGGATAAGCAAACAATAATCACCAACCGCTATTGGATGCGCCGTGTATGATGTCCCGCCCTGCATAAAAACAGGTGGAACTTTTGTGAAAATAGGAAGCGGTTTGGATTCGCCATTGACAACGCGAGCTATAACAGGCTGCACGTCGATGGTTTTTTCTAACACCTTTATCACCTTTGCAATGGTAGCTGTATGCACATTTGCTAGGGCGTTGAATATTGCGATGTCCAGAGTGTCGATAAGCTGGCTATGACCCATTATAAAACCTTTACCCCTGAAGCCAAACGACCGGTACAAGTCTGGCTCCAATCATCACCGAAGTTATCCCCGGCATAGCTGATAGTATCAATGCGATAAACACCGTCTAAGTGTGGGGCTGTTTGTGATCCCAGTTTTACGCGACGTCCTATTTTTACAGCAGGGTTCATCAATGTTTTAAAGGTTACCTCTTTATTCTCGCGTTCTGGTGTGCTTATTAACCCAGTGGAAGCATTCACAACAGGAACGAAACGCCCCACAACTTCACTATCCTTAATGATAAACAGTTGTTCATTGTCAATGTACCACGTTTCTCCGGAGTTGACCATGTTCTCAATCAATTTGACAGAATTTCCCACAAGAACCTTAGGCCGCGTAAGCACTGGACGCTCCGTGATCTTTCCGGTTGCAGTATTAGTCATGTCAGACAACGCAGCATCTATGGCACGCTTCCCACCTTCAACGGTTCGGGATGTGTAAGAGTTTAGAAAATCTTCACCACCGTCTAACCCTTCGATGGTTGTGATAATATCGGCCCCTTGTCGTGCGTTTCCACACTTATGGATAGTACCCTTAAATAATAGTTCTAGCGTTTCCTGATAGCCTACGCTCAACGTAAACGGTATTCGTTTGCGTTCCTCTGCGTCCTTGACTATCGCGAGACGGTATCGTTCGGGAATGTTGTAGAGCTTAACTTGGATCTTGTTTAGTTGTCCGCGTGTTGACTTATCGGCTTGAAATGCGATGCGGAAAGGATGATTAATAGTAACTTTGCCGCCAGTAGGTGGTTGGATGGTTAGCTCATAATTTCGGGAGAATCTAGGTATGCTCATATTTGAACCTCAGCACCACCGCGAACTGTCACCATCTCATCAGCTTCCAGCATATATAAGGAGCACCGACCATTTATGAAGTCGTCGCGCTGGAAAGGATCAATACCAACTCCGGAGTTATCAGTCACGATAAAATCAAAGGGAAGGTTTGCGGATACCATGTGCAGCACACCAAGAGATAGTTTCACTCCGAATACATCCTTGCCTTCATACTCTATGTCGAAAGTCCAGTGCTGAGTTTTAGGGTAAAATCTCAAGCGCAATATTGCTTCGTATTCATCAATAATAATACTGTGCCGCTGTATAGGTTCGCTGCTAATGTTTTGGATGCGTTTCAAAATAACCCCCCGAACCGTTCACTCAAGCTGCTAATAAAAGACTGTGGAGCTTCTACGCCTTCCTGCGAACCTTTATCCACCTCGCCAGACGTTTGACCGTCAAGGCCAGACGCGGGGCTTGACGCGCTCGAAACTTGAGCAAATAGTGTTTGTGCAAAGCGTAATTGCTGGGCCTCGATATTAAAGCTCATGCTCTTTGTTGTGCTGTCGCGGGTGTATGATAGAGACGTAATAGACATATTTTCATATTTGCGGAAAGGAGCATCAATATTGATTAGCACGTCGCTGTTCAGTATTCCTTCCATTGTATCCACAAATGATTCAATATTGCTCTTGCCTTCACTACCCGTAAAACCAGCATACTCTGCGATGTTCTGCCCCGTTTGCGCTGCTTGGTCTAATGCGTCGATGCGGTTTTGCATGTCGGGAACAATTCCGTCGATTAGGGATATTTGGCTCTGTGTTCTGGCGGGGAGGTATTGAGCTACCGCGCCCACCTGCGTTTCAAACGCCCTTATTGCGGCGAGTACCGGTGAAGGGTTTATGTAAACGTCAGAGATAACCCCTTCAATGCTGAGCGTTAAAGGGTTGCGAATGATATGATCGTTTATGTGCGTGCCATCTTCGAGAAAGGTGGTTGGAACATCTCGCGTTCGCTTAACATCTTCTTTAATAATCGCCGCTGTGGTAAAGCCACCAATCCCTACCGACTGTGATTCATCGTCTTTAAACTGTCCGTCTATGTAGTCGCGAATAATTGCCATTATGATCCGCCTCTATTGGATTGAGTCTGAGCATCTTCCATCTGTCTTTGTAGTAGGTCTGCTGTTATCTGACCCGCTTTTACCGGATCGCTAGTCCTAACATCAATGCGTACTTCTTGGTTAGTGGTCTGCTGGCGGAAGTCTTGCGCCATAGATGACCCACCTGCGCGAAGGGATGCGTCAAGTTCGGCTGGTGCCCCTGTTTTCTGCCCATCATTTCCGCTATCACCGCCAACAAGATCCATCATCCAATCAGGGATTAGACCAGATATTTTATCTTTTGCCCAGTCAAACGCCCCGCCAAACATGTCTTTAATCACACCTGCCACAGTACCTGCCCAAGCGTTTAGCCCTGCGTTTATGTCGGAAAGCCCATCCATGAAGTTTCCCGAAAGTAACTTTCCAATGCCGGAAAATATTGCTCCAAAGCTGTCCATTATTTTGTTGGCTAAATCTGTTACATATCCTAATGCTGTATCAGCAAAATCAACAATGCCTTGAAGCGCTGGTTGGATATCCCATCCAAAGAATGATTCAAAAAAGTTAGCAATGACCGACTCGCCACCTTGAAACGCTACAATCAAATCATCGACAATCAAAACAATGGCCGCTATGCCTGCCGCAATCAAAACCGCCGGAGATAATAGGAAGCCAAGAGCACCAGCCCAACCCATCGTTGCTACTTGTAGCCCTATGAATATTGCCGCGCCCCCTGCGAGTAAAGGCCAAACGCGACCAATCATAGCGCCGAAATCAACGAGTACACCCATAGCGGCCTTGGCACCGTTGATGATCCAGTCTTTGTTTTCCGTTATGAGGTCGGTAAACCCTTCGGTAAGTTTCTTTATCTCCGGCCCCAAACCTACAGCAACAAGCCGTTTAACTCCATCTATCGCGAATTTCATGTTGGTCATGGAATCATTATATTCCTGAGCAAATGCCACTTGCTCTTCGGTAAGCGTTCCAAGCTCCCGCGCCCTAGCAGACAGCGCCCCCATCTCCTCCGCAGTGCGTCCCATCATCGTGATTAGCGAAGGGTCAATGCCTAGCTTCTCGGCAAACGATTGTTGTTCAGACATAGATAGGCCAAGCTGTTTGAATCGGTTGCCTACCTCGCCAAGCACAGCGTCTGCGTCCTTGACTTCACCATTGGCGCCGCGCACTGAAATTCCAAGCCGTGCGAAGTCCTCGCTTCCCTGCTGTGCTGCCTCGCCTATCTTTCGCGCAAGACCACCCATTGAGGATGATAGCGCCCCTGCTGTGGAGTTGCTGACCTCTGCGATGTATTGGAGTTCCTGTATCCTTCCAGCAGCCACACCAGTTTCAGCGGATAGGTTGATTAGGGATTGCTCTCCGCCAAGAACGTTTGTTGTCCACATGGCAACAGCAGCAGCAGACCCAGCAAGGGCAGCAGTCATACCCGCAAGTAAACCGATGCCCTTGCCTAGAGATGCGTTGTATTTGCCGAGGGGGGCTGAGGAACCCTTGAATTTGAATTCTGTGATGAGTTCGGTAACTTGTGCCATTGTCTACGCTCCCTTGTCGGCTTTCCATCTCATATGTCGATCTATGGCGTTGCCTATTGATTCATATTCTAATGCGTCCAAGAACTCCGGCGAATCCCATTCTTTTATCTGCTGTGGAGTGCCATACCCTTGCTTGCTCAAGTATAACACGGCCATGCTATAATCATCAAGATTCGTTACAGCAACAAAGTCGCTATCAACAGCGGGGGCATGTACCTTTAGCCGCCACTGATTCCGGACAAAAAAGGGTAACTGATTGCCCCCATCATCGTTTGAATAAATAGCATGTAATCTTCTGGATACTCTTCCCAATGGTCTTTTCTTTTACTCAGCAGATCCCCATCGAATAGAATGCAGTTGCTGATAACTTTCTCAACTTCTGTCCATTCTGGAGATTCGAGAAACCACAAGTCGCCGCGCTGTAGGTCGTTTTGAACGTGGGTAAAGTAAGAAAATACCTTGCGGCGCTTGATGTGGGTTAGGTTTGTTAGGTGGTATTCTCTACCGTTGATCTCCGCACACTTGTCCTCGTGTACGGCCTTCATCATGTCTTTAGCTTTTTCTACGTTGCCTTGGTCTTTCATGATCTCATCCTCTGCTTTTCCCGGTTGCAGAGGTGATCGGCAGGGCGTCCGGGTGCGCCTTTTCGGATGCTATCCTAGCCGATCAACAGTTGACTACAGGTTACGGCTTGCGTTTCTAAACTGGATCAAGTATTCCATGACCGCATTTCCGTCTGTATCGTTATAAGTGTCTGTTGCTTGTGTGGTAAAACTTCCGCCCTCCAACAGCCATGATTGTTCTGATTCCTGACCGTCGCGGCTGTATGCAGTCTTTGCGCTGCCGTTAATAACTGCTGGCGGTGATT